ATGATAGATTACTGAAGAAAGATATACTTGGTAAATTAAATGTATTAAAGCAAAGAGTTGAAGAAGAAGTTAAGGAATTTAATAGAAAGAATACAGAAGCAAAGGATATCTTTGATGGATACTTTACTGCTCTGACAGAAGAGATTGAAAACCTTCCAAAAGTAAAATATTATGATGAAGATATTAAGAAAGTTAGGGAAGACTTCAATATAAGTATAGATTCTCTTAAGATTCTTGTTGAAGAGATTAAAAGTAAGCAAGAAGTATTAAAAGAAGAACAGGATGTATTAACTGAAGAAGTAAATAATCGTCCTATTCAACCAGATCCTGGTGAAGATAATAAG